GGGCTTCTTCTGTTGGCTTGGACTTGGGCTTTCCACTAAGTAGGCCAATGAGCCACTGCCAAATGCCCTTGATTGCCTTGACATCTGCAAGGACACCTTCAACTGTCTTCTTAGCACCTTCAAGTTCCATTCGCCCCTCATGGAGCATTGCACAGCCTTGCTTAATAAAGCCAACTGCACCCTGCGCCAACATGAGGAGAGAGAAAGGGTCAATGGGTATCTCCTATGGCCTATTGGGAGCCATGTTGTAGAGTTCAATACGAGGCATTCGTTCTTCTTTGTTATATTGAAATACTGTGCTTGGAGCAAGTACACCACCAGATTGAGGCGATGTTTGTGATAACAAACCACCAGCCCGCTTTATCAACTCAGGACGAGAACGCAATAAAGCATCTATTGTGGCTTGTCCAGCAGGGCTGTAAACTGTTGGCACACCAGTAACCAATCCAGCCGCAATTATTGGTTCTGTAAACATTCCATAACCACCAGCCACCCTAGTAGCAATATTTCCCTCTAGCGTTGCTTGTGATTGATTTCCAAGCACCTGAACACCAGCATCAGAAATTTGTTGGCTTTTTGCCATTCCTTTAGCAAATGCTGATTTGTTTCTTGTTTTGTCTGCTTGTCTTACAGCAGTTGAAAACTGTTTTGGTGTAAATACGCCACTATCTGCTCCAGAATTGGCGGCGGCAATATTGATTACAGATAAATCACTATAAGCACTATCAACTCTACGCAATTGTGGCGTTTGTTTTGGGTTTTGAAAGTACAACTCTTTTTTCAAAACACCTAAAACATCACTCAATGCCTGACCAACTTCTCTTTCAGAAGCAGTTGTGCTATTTAGGTAGTTGCTGGCTTTTTTACGCAAGTCTGACTCAATACCCTTGAATGTTTGACCATCAAGTTTTTGACCAGAAAATTTACCTAATACTACATTATTGAGTGTTTCGGCAACTTCTTGTCTTTGGTTTGCTGATAAATTTGTGTTTTTGCTTAAAGACGAAAGAATATTGCTTGTAGTTGCAAAATCCAAATCAAACGACATTTTTGCCAACACTTCATCATATTTTTTTGATACCTCATCTGAAGCGTACTTGATTGCATCTCTGCCAACTACATCAGCAGGAAGTTGTAATTTATCTGCTTTTTTTGGATCGCTTGCTTTGCCCAATGCTTTGTTAATAATGCCTTTATTAAAGTCAAACAAAACACGCTGTCGTGCGTTGGTAATACTATCTCCTATGAGAGGTAGATTTTGTGCAAATTCTTCAAATGTATTAAATTTGCCACCTAATGTTTGACCTGTTGTTGGAGTAATTCCAAGATCACGCATAGTTTGTTCTGCTTTAGAAACAAGCGGATTTAATGCTCTGCCAACACCAGAAACAATTTTTTCTCCAATGGGAGCCGTTACCCCACTAACAATAACTTGTTCGGCTTTTTGACTACCAAAGTCACCCTCTCCTGTAACTGGTTGCATTGCTCCACTAGCAACTCCACTACCAACTGCTTGCGTAGTTCTGCCATAACCAGCACCACGCGCTAATTGAGCCGCTCTTGTGGCGGGAACAATAGAAGCAGGATTAATGATGTTTCCCGCTAATCTAGACACATCAAAGCCTGTTTGACCTTGAGCCTGACGCTGTTGTTGGTATGCCTGTTCTTCAGCACGAGCAAGTTCATCCATGCGCTGTGCTTCGCTTGTAAAGAATTCACTAACAGGGTTTTTGTATGCTCCAAATCCTGAAGTTACGCCAGCCAAAGCCCGTGGCAACATTTGCGCTCCACCTGTAATAGGGTCTTTTAACCCCATCATAAATCCTGAAGATGGTGGCGTAACTTGCGCTTGAGGAGCAAGCAGTTTTTCTATTTGTTCGTCAGTAGTTCCTTCTGGAAACTCAATAACGTCATTGCCTACTTGTACATATATTGATGCCATCTTATTCTCCAGTCACGGATTCTATTTTTCCAGTTGCGGGATTTAATCTTTTGGTCACTCGTGGCGCAGATGGCGCTGGTTGGATTGGTTGCAAAGGCAAATCACCACCAGTTTTTCCAGTTTTTACTTGTTCTTGCAAACGAGCAATATTGTTTCTTGTTTTCTTTTCTGCGCTTTCCAAAATACGTTTCATTGATTCTGGTTCTAGGCGTTGCTCTCCTGCAACAACTTTTTGCAAGTACTTTAATTCTTCATTGGAATCATTGCCACCAAATTGTTGCAATCTTGGAATAACAATTTCGCCAATGTTAGCAAGGAAAACTTCTGTATTTTGTACCTTCTTAGAATCCCCAATCATTCCACCAGAATATTTAGCAATAAATCCTTTTTCAGGGCCATAAGCACCTGCATAAATACCTTGCCCAACCAACTTTGTTGCGTCTTTTATTGCGGTTTGTAAAGAATATTGCTCCTCAATGTTAGCAACCTTACCACCAATATTTTTACCTGCTTCTTTTGATGCGGCTCCAGAATCAATCGTTATGCCACCAATAATTACATTACCAGAACCCTTTTTTTCACCTTCAAGTTTATTTTCAATAAACTGATTCATTCTGTTTTTAAATGTTTCTGTTTCTGGCATTATTCCAGCATCAATAAGAGTTTGAGCAAATGGCGAGATTTTATCTTTTGAATTATCTAAACGTTTTATTTGCGCTACTATGCTATCGTATTGAGGACTACCCTTATCTTGCCCCATTGCTTTCAAAGTTTGTAGTTGTGTTGTTAAAGATCCAATTTCTTGAGAAATTTGTATAACGTCAGCAACCTTATCGGGTTTTGGAGTAGTCAATGCTGAAAGTTGGTTGCTAAGAAATGCAAGTGTGTTTCTTTTTTTATCCGAATCTGGCTCCGCTGTAACTTGGTTTATTTGTTGCCTTAATGTTGCTGATGCCAAAGCATTGCGTTGTTCTGGAGTCATCTTTTCAGCAGTTCTTTGCTGAATCAAAGCATAGTCACCTTGTGCTTTTCTTAGGTAGTCAGACAATTGCAATGCACCAGCCTGATCTCCTGCCGCAGACAACTTTTGTATTGCCCCTTGCAATGAATTAGGATTATTAGGATCAACCTCACGCATAACAGCATTTCGTGCGCTGATGATGCGTAACTGTGGGTCTTGCACTCCCAATAATCCACCAACAACATTACCAGCCTGACGACCTTGTGTATATGCCATTGCGTTAACACGCTCATAAGGATCAAGTTGAGCAAACTCAATCCCTTGCCTACGTGCTAAGTCTTGTTGATTCTGTTGGTATATTTCAGGAGAAACACCAAACAAATTAGCCATCATTGAATCTTGTGCCATGATTGTTTTCCTTAGTCGCCAAATCCAGCGTTACCACCGCCATACGTTGATGTTTGCAAGGTTTGAAATTCTTGAGGGTTATATTGCCCAAGACTATCCCACCAATTCTTTCCTGCCTTCATTAGATAAGCGTCTGCCGCAGTACCTATTGGACTTTGTGATAGGCCGTATGCACCAGAAGCAAATGGACTTAATTGGTTCGCAGGTTGTAATGTTTTAGCCGCTTGCAAACCACCATAAAGCAATGATTGACCAGCCTGTGCGCCAGCAGTAGCACTTCTGCCACCTAATTGCGCTCCAATATCTAATGGAGATTGCCCCATTTGCTCAATAGTTCCACCCAATCCCAAAGATGTTTGGAATGGTGACAATGCGCCAACTTGACCTTGCTGATACTGACCAAGCAAGCCTGCGCCCTGACCAAACAATCCCGCACCAAATGCAGTTTGTTGTTGACCAGCCTGTTGTGCTTGCGTTGCCAACTGTGCATCTTGTTGTGCCAATGCGTTGTAGTAGGCTTCTAATTCAGGATTACTTGCACCTAAACCTTGTGCTCCACTTGGTCTTTCACCAGTAGCACCTACTGACAAACCACCACGACCTGTGTTAAACAATTGATTCTGCAACTGTGCATACTGTCTTTCACGGCTAGGAGCAAGCAATTCTTGTTGCTTTGCCATGTATTGTTGAGCCGCTTGTTCAGGAGACTGCGCTAAATACTGTTGCCCAAGATTAAACAAACCAGTTGCCGCACCAGTTAAAGGCGCATATTGCTGTGGAGCACCTAAACCTTGTTGTAACTGTTGTTGTGTAAGTCCTTGAAGTTGATTTTGATAGGCTTGTAACTCAGGCGATACGTTATAACCAGCACCCGTCAAATAACCTTCAGGACTAAATTGGTAGTTGCTTGCACCATAACGAGTTGTTATGCCAACAGGACGAAACTGAGACGCTTGCGCCCCAAGTTGTGCCGCCTGTAATTGCGATTGAGCAGCAATGTTTGCCGCATCGGTAGTTGCTTGTGCTTGTTTTGAGGCTGGCCCCAAACCAAAAATATCTGCTACTGAACTTACTATACTTCCCATAATTATCTCCAACAGTAAATGTAGGCTTTTGCCCCATCTTTTGACACAACCTCTTGCATTTGTTCCATCCCAATTGACTTTGCAAACTTGTTTAACTTAACATTTTCTTCCTCTATAAATGCCAATAAAGGAATGTTTATTAACCCTCTAACAATCTGCAAATCATTTAAAAACTCTTGTTTAACCCTTGCTGACCACTTAAACACATCTGTATGAAACCACATTAAATTATTGAAGAACTCAAAATAGATAATGTAGTTATCTTTCATAACGACTGGTGTTTTCAAGTTATCTCAATTCCAACCAATAAGTGATAGCACCACTGCCACCTGTTCTACTTATGTAATATGTGCTACCAGCAGGGACAATTCCTGTAACTGTCAATCGTGGATATAAATCACCTTCTGTATGAGAAGCAAGGTTGCCATCTACATATAAATCACACACCTGACCACCACTGTTTCCAAACGACACGCTTAACCAAATAGGCTTTGATGTTGAGTTTGTATATGTTGTTCCTAAAGCACGACTACCAGTTACGTTTTGATATGTTTGGCTGACACCTAAACCATTTGTTACATTGGTTGCGTTTGTTGCGTTTGTTACCGCAGTAGAACCAATAGCAGTTGTTATATCAGAGGCAGATGCCGCACTCAATGCGCTAGTACCATTTCCCTTAACCAATGCACCAGAAGAGATTGATGTTGCACCAGTACCACCTTGCGCCACAGTCAAAGCAGTAGTCAGACCAGTAATCGAGGTAATGTCAGAGTTAGCACCAGATGCCGCCGCACTCAAGTTAGTACGAGCATTTGCCGCAGTTGATGCACCAGTACCGCCATCAGCAACAGCCAAATCAGTAATGCCACTAATCGTTCCTGCGCTAATCGCAACAGTTGCTATTGTTGTTGTGCCAGTAAAAGTGGTATTTGATAGATCAGCCTTGGTTGCAACAGCCGTAGCAATGTTGTTGAACTCTGTGTCAATCTCAGTACCCTTGACAATCTTTAAAGCATTGCCAGAAGATAGGTTATCTTTGGTAGCAAAGTTCGTGCTTTTGGTGTAATCACTCATGATAGTTTCCCTTGTTTAGCCTGTATCTCAATCTTTTGAATTGACAATGGTGTTCCACTTATGTCTGATTCATAACCAGTTTGGACAATCTTTCCAGCACCCGTTGCAGATACAACAAGCGTCTGTAAAGCCACGCCATCACTGTATTCAGCAATAGTCGTAGCATTTGCACCATACTCAGCAATCCCATAGTAGGACTCGCCCTGAGTAGGAATCGTATCGTTGTCTGACAAGTAGTTGGTCTTAAAGTCAAAACCCCACTTAAATGTCACAGTCTGGTTGCTACCGCCAATCACCACAATCGACAACTTCTTCAAGATAGAGGTTCTATTCTGATCACCTAAATCAGCATGGTTTGTGTAATACAGCATCCGATAAGAAGATGTGTAATCCTGATAAGTGTTATACAAACCAATATAGCCATTCTTGCCAATGTAGAGACTTCCATCTCTGCGAGACAAGAACGCTGTTGGCTGAATAGAGTCCCAAGTTGTCACCCTAGATGCACCATTTGGCAGTATGCCCTTTGTATCAAAGCAATACACAGCACCAATGCTAGGCGTAGTCAACAAGTAAAACGCTTCACGCTCAGAGTAAACAGACTTAATGTTGGCTAATGTCTCACCAGCAATCACGCTAGTTAAGTCATTACGGATGTTCTTAGACAAGTCCCTCTCAGGCGCAGACTTCTCTTGAATCGTTCTCATCAATGAACGAACACCAGAGTTGGATAAAAACAACACATCTGTGCTTG